GCTAGGTAGTTTTTCAATTTCACTGGTTTTGATCTTTACATGTATTGGTGATATATTATTAGGAGTAAAAGTATATGATAAATCTGTAAAATCAATAATATAAAATCCTTTCTGATCATTCATATCACTATAATCCATTTCAAAACAATTACCTGCATAAACAATTGTTCCGTTATTATATTTTCTTTCCTCTCTTTTATGAAAATGGCCAGAAAAAATAAGATTAGTCATTTCAAGTAAGTCAGTTGATTTAAAACCGCTTTCACAAACTTTAAAATTATTATATTTAAAATTTTGTATTTCGAAATGACCGAAAACTATATCTGCATTTTTGACATCTTTTAACTCTGTACCCCACGGGCACATCATTAATTTTTTATCATAAATTTTAATTAATTGAGGAGTATCAATTACATTAATATTATTTTTTGAATTTAAAATAGATAAGGAATTAACAGATGATGTGTCTTTATAATAAGAATCATGATTACCAGTAATCATAGTAATATTAAAATTCTTAAAAATATCAAGAATAATATTTGCTGCGTGTAGACATTTAACATTAACTTCATCTCTATAATGAAAAAAATCTCCTCCGAAAATAACTTGATCTATTTCGTTTTTTTCGACCTCACTCTTAAACCACTCAGCCCAATCGACTGCGGTTTTAAGCCACTTATCGCTATTTTGGTGTACTCCGAGATGTAAATCTGTAAAAAACGCAACCTTACTCATAATTCTCTTCGTCGAGATTTTTTACATAAACTTTACCATTACCATCTTCACACATAATCTCTTCGTATACAACTTCTTGATACTCATTTATAGTTTGTTTATATCTCTTTTCCTTTTTTATTCTATTAATAAAAGCATGATATGCTATTGTAGTAAAATATGAGAATGGGTTAGAATGAGAATCTATATTAAACTTTTTATGTTTGAGAGCGGTAAACATTTTTACAATTGCATCTCCAACCATTTCATCTTTATATGTGTAATTGATAAAGTTCGTTGCATAGCTAAGACCTATAGCAATTTTGTTAATAGATTCTGCGAGTTGATCGTCAAGATTATCTGTCTTATAATAATCTTTAATTTGCTCGTAAAAAGTTTTAGGGTTTACGTAATACTCTTTCTTTTTACTTTTCGAAGTATTTTGTTTGCTCATATTTTATATTTTCAGATTTATAAAGTTTTTTGCGCTCGTCAATATGTCGTTGACCATATATAAGATTATCTGCGATATCAAATATTATAAGCTGCTTTTTATCTTTATGCAACCGCAGGCCTCGACCTATACTTTGAACTATTCTTATTTTAGCTTTTCCACCATTTGCAAAAACTATATAGTGTAAATTTTTTATATTAATACCTGTAGAAAATATTTTAGATATAGCTATTACAACTATATTATTTTCTACCTCCATTAGTTTTTGTATTCGCTGTCTTTCTTCTACATCAACTTCCCCTCTTATAAAGAACACTTTTTTATTTTTACATTTATTTGAAAGTTTTTCAAAAAGTATTTCTCCATGTTCAATATAATCAATAAGTATAAGTGTATTATTATCTAAATTATTAGATAAATCACTAATTATATTGTTTCTAAAATTATTGGATTTTATAAATTCTCCTTCTTGTAAGTAAAAATTTACATTAGAGTTTTTATTATAAATTTCTTCTTGTTTAGTTTTATAGTTTAGTTCTAGAATAAAAACTTTAGCAGGAGTTACAAAATTTTCTTTTCTTAATTCATATGCTTTTTTCTCATATAATTGAGGACCAATTTTTCCATAAATGTTCCATTTATCTAGAGGCTCATCTGGTAGAGTGCCTGTAAATCCAAACTTATTAAAAGTTTTTATGCTCTTAATAATTTTATTAATTTTGTTATCTTTTCGTAATTTGTGTGTTTCATCAACAATAAGTATATCAATATTTTCAAGCCATTTTGTATCACTTTTATCGCTTTGAAGTATACCCATGTTCGCAATCACAAGATTAGTATTTAAATTTAATTCATTATTACCTGACCATATAGAGTGACTATAATTTACTTCATATTCTTTAAAATCTTTATGAGTTTGATTAACAAGGCCTAAGTCAGGGACTATAATTAAACCTTTGAAAAATTTATTAATATTTTGATAATAAAATTCTAGTAAGCTAGCCATTGTAAGAGTTTTACCTCCAGCTGTTGCTAGTACTATAGTACCTCTACCTGAATTAATACATCTATCGACTATATTCTGTTGGTAGTCTCTTAGTTCGAATTTAAGTTTATAATTACGAGTTGGGTATGAAAAAGAAGGAGTAAGTATTTTTTGTACTTGATCTGCTATTTTGTATTGTATATTTTTATCTTTACAATATTTTTTTATTTCTTCTATAAGACCTATATCACATTTACCTTTAGGAGTAATTGCATATATTCTATCTTTGATAAAGCGAGATCTTAAACGTCTCTGAAAATTAGCTGCTTTGTTTTCTACACTGAAAAACTCTCTAATTATATTTAATTCAGAACCAATGATAGTACATTGATTTTCATTGAAGTATTCAAATACTATCATTGTAGTTCTAGTTTTTCTAGTTCTATTAAATTTTTAATATCCCACTGAATATTATTGACAATATTTTGAATTTTATCTAAATACTCTAAAATTAACTCTTCTTCTTCAATTTTATTATTAATCTTAAGTATACTAGGATTATTATGTACTGCTTTTTCAGCAATATTAATATTGATTTTTACAGGAGAATTTTCTATGTATTCTTCTATTAGATCAGTATATAAACTTTTTTTCTGTACTTTTAATTTAATTAAATTTCTTTTATGATTTATATAACGTCCAGCCCATTTATGTTTTAATGATGGTAACTTAGTTTGATGATCTCCTAAATTTAGTTTATTTAGACTAATTTCAGGTTTAAGTTCGTCACTATAACGATCTAATATTTCATCAATACTCATATATACATTGTAATATATATTTGTAAAAATCAACTATAAATTTATATACTACTTCTCGACGGTCTCTACAAACCATTTATTTCATTTATTTGAATATGCAACTTTTTGATTAAATAATTAAGTATGGATTTTGACAGTCTTTATTTAGGGTATATAACCGAATTCACAGTAGCTGATGCTGGTCTAGCTGGTGATGCTGATTTTAGTTATAATTCTGGAGATACTTATGCTCCTGGAGATGCTCGTATACCAAAAGCACTAGGGGCTACAATCTCTCGAAAAGGTAAAGTTAAAAAGAAACGTAAAAAAAAACTAAACGAAAATAAATCCATACACGATTACCTCATCTTACCACCTCAAGGTAAAGATCAAGAAAATATAGTTGATAAGATTGCTCAACTTAAAACTAATCCTGACGAGGTTTATAGAGGTATGTCATCAGCTGAATATAAAAATTTACTTAAGCATAAACAAGTTGTGTCTCGAGGAGCAGGTAATACTCGTAAGGGTATCACTGGGAGCTACGTGTCTGACAGTGTACAATTAGCAGGTAGGTTTGCTTTTACAGAATACAAACAAAAAGGGAGAGCCTTTTTATTAGCAATAGATAAAAATAAATTACCTGATCTCAATCCAGCCGATGAAGGTAACTATTGGACGTCTAATTTGCCATTAGATGCAGTAAACAAGGTGTATGACTTGCAAGATCTGGCTAAGTAGTATATATTTTTATGCCAAGTAAAGCTAAGGCTAAAGGTAATGCCTGGGAAAGAGATGTAGCTAAACATTTAAGCGATATTTTCAATGAAAACTTTATGCGTGTCCCTAATTCTGGTGCTTATACCGGTGGTGCTAATGTTTTTCGCGTTTGTACTCTTACTGAAGCCCAGCGTCGGATGATGGATGGAGATATTATTGTACCTGAATCTATATCAAACTGGAAGTTAGAGTGTAAAAATTATAAAGACTTAGAATTCCACCAATTTTTTACAGATTGCAAGCGTTTAGATAGCTGGATTGAACAAGCACAAAACGGTAAGTTATGGTTTTTATTGGTTAAAATTACTCGTAAATGTAAATTTGTACTCTTTTCTGAAGAATTGCATGGATGTTTTAAGTTTTCAAATTATACTAAATATAAAACTTATACTATAACTGATTATGATAAGTTTTTCGAAAATAATTTTGAAAAAATAAGAGAGTTGAATGAAAACCAAGTACATAACTCATGTAATACCTAATACAAAGTATAAATTAGTTAATCTTAATCAAGTTTTTGCTAATTCTCATATAGAACTTGTAAAAAATATATTTGAAAATCAATTATCAAATAAGTCTATAATTAAAAAATATTTCTATCATACATATGTATCCAATATTTGTAAATGTATTATAGATAATAACAAAAAATATATTCCAACCCTTTTATTTAACTCTACTGATGAGGATATTGATCTAGAGGAGCAAAAAATATTTGATAAGTTTATCAAAATGTTTCCAGTACAAAATATTGTTACAACTGTTAGTTTTGAATATTTTATAAAATCTTTAGATGATGGTGGAATGCGAGAAGAAATAACAAATATAATTAGTAGCAATCAAGAAAAAATCGCTC